CCGCCACCGCCACCCGATGATACTCCCGTATTGGCAGGGCCTTGAAGCTGCACCACGGTAGAACGAGTGTCAATCATCAGAACAGCGGTCGCCGATGCCCGTGGTTTAGTGCCAGATTCTGCGGCTGTTCCCCCTGCTCCAGCCGCTCCGCCACTTCCAGCTCCACCTCCAGCTCCACCACCACCACCAGTACCCGCGGTGCCTCCTACACCACCTGCGGCACCATTTACCGCCGCAACCGAAGCGGTAGATGCCGTTCCTGCGGCTCCAGCCGCAGAGTTCGCTCCGTTTCCTCCAGCCGCGGCGCCATCTCCACCTGTGCCACCTGCCTGATTCGTGAGGTTTCCAAATAATGATCGCGTGTTTGAGAGTGCGGTGGCCGCTGCCCCGCCTGCCCCGCCTGCCCCGCCTGCTCCTGCTGGACCGTTAGCTCCGGCTGCGCCAACTGTCCCAACAACTCCAGCATTACCATTATGCTGAATCGTCCCGTTGACTGTCACTGTCCCTGTGCAGAAAATACGATAGCCATCAGTGGTAAGAATAAATCCAGCGTTTACCGTGAGTGTTGAATAAAACATGTCACGGGTGAGTGTTGTGTCGGCCGCAATCGTCACGGCGCCGTCTGACCCATCACCAAAGGTAGGTTCAGAACCAAAAGTTCTGCCATTGACTGTTAGCGTGACTCCGTCCCAAGTTAGATACTGCGACACCCCGCCATCACCAATAGAGAACCGTGGTGTCCCTGCATTATATTCAAGGAAAAATCCTGTTCCCGTATTATAGGCCGTCTGGCCTGACCGTATGTTTCCAGAAGTTAAGATATTAAGAGAACCGCCGACAGTTAGATTAAGAAGTGTGGCTGTGCCTGCCATGTCCATGGTAATGAGATTCGTTGTCCCCTGGCGTATCCGAATGCCGTTGGTTGGGTCAAAGGTAATGTTGGCTTCTCCCGCTACTGAAGACCCAACTCCAAACCCAAAAATGTCCGCCACATAATCAAGGTAGCCATTGAGATTCCCCATCCGCACTCGTTCGGTGAAGGCATTATAGGCCACCCCTGTTCGTTGGTAGACGCTGTAATAGGGACTATTGGTGCCCTCACCGAATAACCGAAGCCATCCACCTGAAAAGGCCGCGGCACCGTCTGAAACGCCTTGTTTTACCACAGGGGTGCCTGCCTGCCAGATTGGATTCGTATCTGCCGCGAATGAACCCGCAAGGTCACGGGTAACCGTATATGTCGGCGCCGCGCCGATGGCAGTGACTCGCAACCACTCTTCTTGAATACCTAAAGCAGTCGTTGCCCGCATGACGAGGATGTCATTGACTGCGAGGGTAGCTGATAAACCGCGAATCGTGAGAGTAGAAGCATCTAAAGCCGTCATGTCAGTTGACAGAGTGTCACTGTTTGCCACCATAACCTGTCCGCCTACTGATGAAATAATGTCAAATTGAAAGACGGAACCGCGCATCATCCCACGCGCGAGAAGATTCTCCGCCTCCACGAGTGTTGGCTCAACCGTGAAGCCCGAAACACCCGTTACGTAGGTGCTGGAGCGAATCCGAAGGTTAGCCCCATCTATCGTGATGAAGTTTCCCGTGGAGAGTCCCACCTGCAAAGTTGTTCTTGTAAATCCCGCGCCAGTGTTGAGAAAATAGACCTGGGCGTTTTGATTAAGCGCGTTGAAATTAGTCTCGGTGGCGCCAATCCACATGTTTCCCCCAGTATTAACATGGAAACTGTTTGCCGTGGTGTCTCTGTCAGGGATGTGGATTTCTCCCGCGATAAGCGCCCCAGACACCGTAAGCGTCCCTGCTGACCCGTCCCAATGGATGTACTGACCCGCGGGGTTCCCAGCTCTGAAATCATAGGCCGAACCACCATCCAGGCCGAGATAGATACCTGTCCCCGTAAGAGGAGCGGTTGCTGCGCCGAAAAGCATTAACTGATTAACGGCACTGATGCTCACACTCCCCGATGAAATCTGTTGGTCAGCGATCCTCCATCCACCGATAGTACCGTTGACGAGGGTAATCCCCGGCATCCCGAGTTGTTTATTCCCGATGTTCCCCAACCCACTCACCGGTTGAACTTCATTTTGATTTTGATTACCAAAAGTAGGGCGCCCATTCACAGACACATCTGGTAAGGTTTCTTGTTCAATGCGTTCGCTCATACGTCAGAGGTATCATCATATTCAAACGACACACTTGAAATCTGCGGGGCGGCTGTCCCAGCCGACACTGAAAGGGTCAATCTAAACTGAATAGCATTGGCAACAATGTGCTCAAAGAACACAAACTCTGTCATAGCTCCATCGCCCGTGATGGTGCCGATGGTTGTATATGCGGTGTTTCTGTCTGTTCGGTACGCCACGGCGACTGTGGTATTGGTAGGTAATGGTGCCATTGTCACTTTTTCCTTGTAAAACACCTTCCCTTGAAATGGATTGCCACCGTCAAAAACCACGCTCTCATAAGTCGCCGAAGCAAACGGGGTTGTTGTGGAAACAAGATCTACCCCAAAAGATGCCCCATCTCGCCAGCCGATAAATAATTCTGTCGGCGACATCGCCCCCACTGACCCAATTTGAAGCGTGGTTCCCGTGGTCGTCCCCGTTGAGATAGGATACTCAAGGTTTAAGACGGCTGGGTAATTCTTCTCAACCGATCCCCAAGAGTAAACTCCCTGAATCATCGTAGCAGAACCAGTTTCTCCCGACACCCCAAAGTGAGTTCGTCCGTTCCACCTAGTCACTGCTCCAGGCCAGACATCCGCGTAGCTCGTCCCAATACCAGGGAGTCGCTTGAGTTTTATCAGCTCACTCCCCGTGGCGACATAGAAGTTCCCTTTGGTGCCAGCAAAGACGATAAGCTGGTTGTCATCATAGATAAGCGCGTTCACTCCTGACTCCTTAACCGTGATGTAAGAGTTGTATGTTGTCGCTACACCATCCCAGAAAAAGAGGTACCCCTCGTCATTCTCCGTGATCGTCGCCCCTGACCACGCGCCAATCGCCAGGTAATCCCCCACCACCTCTAGACACTTAATCTTTAATCCCGCCGGCAGTGAAAAGGCATTGGTTAAGACATTTGCGGTGCTCAACGTAGACAGTGTATTGCCGTTACCAACGGCGAGAACGTTTAAGAAAGATTTGAGCGGGTGCCAGTCGGCATCATTGTTCAGCGCGACCACAGCATCATTGAATACTCCGGCTGCCGTCCGACTTCCGAGGAAGGCATCCCGCGAATAGTAAAGGATGCTGTTAAAAACCTCTAACCCATTCCCCGAACTTGCCCCAACTGACCTGTCTAACGCCCACACCCCAGCCGCCGTGCGGTTGTAAAGTCGGCCGGTGTTCCCATAGAAGAAACTTGATGTCCCAAGCTTCTTCTGCCACTTAACAAGATCAGTGACGGTCGCCCCGCTGTCTAACGTGGTGCGCCGATTCACTGATAACAAATCAGGGTCGGTATAAATATCTAACCCTCTCCCAGCGGCAAAACTCCCTGACACCCCCACTTTCGTGCCAGTAGAAAGTCCCCCGTACCACTTGTCCAATACCCACACCTTGCTCATAGGTCATAATAAGGATAGTCAAACTCCGGCGCGACTATCTGGGGAAGTTCGGGAAATCTCGCTTGGCTCGGAAGCCGAATCATCGCTTGCTGAAGCAGTCGCTGGTATCTCGCAAGGTGTTTATCTGACAGGTCAAACCGTTGCTGTTCGTGAAATATCTTTTCAAGAGCTCCCTCAATGACAACTTGCCTCATCCACTCGTGAGTCCCTGTCCACAGGGTCTCGTCGGTATTTCCACCAGCCGTCGTAAGCTCTGCCTGATAGGTGCCCGCCGTGCTCTTGGCCGCGTTTTCAGTGTAGTAGAACAGGTCAAGCTCCTCTGGCTGGTTAAGCCGAATGTCGTTAATTCTAAAATCAGTGTCATTGCCTTGAGCGACCGCGTAGTTCACCCGAAACTCAAGATAGCGAATGGTAGATGGCACCACGGTTCCAGTTTCAGTCGCGCCATTCCAGTCAAATCTTAATTTATTCCAACCAGTCGCAAGGGCAGTCCCGTCGGCCTGCGTGGTCACATTTCGTGTCCAAAAATTAGCTCTCGTCGCTGGTGTTGAAGCCGTATCGGAGCCCCAGAACAGATCACAAGAGGTGATGTTAGTCACGAGTGGGATGTAAAACCACATCACGATTGAACCGAGTTCATCATATGCCGTGGCATCAACGACTGACATGTCTGGCACGTAGATGGTCGCCGAATTATTTGCTGACTGGGCGACAAGGATGTCAAAGTTGATGGATGACGGCGACCGCTTATAGAGTGACGTATCAGTCGTGATGTTCGTCGCATCAGAGGTGGCCACGGTTCTTGTCCAGGTGCCGTTCGTGTCAAACCCTGTCGCCGCGTGGAGGTCAATGTCAGAGGCGATGGTATTCGTATAGTCAATTCTGATACGCTCGGTGCCATCACGTCGTTCTATAGTTAAAAAGTTGTCAAACTCTGACTTTGCTTGTAACACATCAAATCTGGTCGGCTGCACATATCTAAAATAATAATTATTGTTCGTCACTGCCTGTACGTCCATCAGGTGCATAAAGTCAGCGGGAAGCGCATAATCCTCCACGTCAGTGTAGTACGTTATCGTGCTTCGGCGGATGTCAAAGTCCCAAAAGTGCGGGAGTCCTGATGCTCCGATTGACGTCTTGAGTTCCTGAAGTGTGTCGTTTATCGCCTGAAGTCCCGCGACATCTATGTCTATCGGATTGGTACTCGTTGTCAGGCGCCGTTGATTGAGAGTCGTGCGTAAAGTGCCCCAGGTAGCCATAGAATTATATCTTTTTAATTAACAGCTCATCTAGCGACCTTTCACCTGTCTTTTGAATAAAAAACGCCTCTGCCTCTTGCCAATCATCAAAAAACGAACACTCTTTCCCGTCAGTCACACCATAACGACTGTGTGGTTTCTTGTCGCAGTGAAACTTTGACGGATGGCAGTCCTGCCACATGCTCCAGTTGTCTTTTTGTCGCACTATCATATTATTAAGAACTTATCCATGGCCACTATTTAGGATCATGGCCATGGTAAGGCCTCAACCACCGTCTGTCTCTGTGTTGATGGGGATACTATCCAATAATTTGGGTGTTGATATTCCCCGTCGGACGAGATTGACAGTGGACTAGCGACCTTTCTTTTTACCTATGTTCTTTTTTTCGTGCATCTTCATTGCTTCTACTTTCATTGCTTTTGACGGCTTCATCCCGCCGTAGGAACCTTTATGTGGCATATTATTGTTTTCTTAATGAATACCAGCCCAAAAACACCTCAAGCAATCCCTTGACGCCCGCCCGCACTCCAAGAAAAAGCAGACCAACAAGCGAACCGTCCCTCAATGATTCAATGCCTAGATTACCGATGTCTGGGATGACTGCGATAGCGAACCCACTCAAAAATGAAAGAACTGACGATATGACGTAACGTTTCCAATGGTCTTTAAGTAATTGTTTCATAGTTTTATTTAACCCCGATTGAGATAGGGTTTCCCTCTAATAATTCATCTATCTCTGCCTGGACTCTTGTTTCAATCTTTGACTCGTCAACCCAGAGTCCAATTTGTGAACCCAATTTAAGCTGTGCCTCGGTTTCTAGCGCGTGTTTCTTACCATCTAAACCAAGAGCGTACACCTTTCCAGAGTTCATCCCCTTAATGAGTCGCAATGCCATAGATTTCTTAATCTTAGTTGGATAATTACCCACGTCTTTAGGATTAAAGAACCAGATTGGGTCTACCGCGCCACCATAACCATTAGTACCATCTCTCACCCACTTTCCGCCTTCAAAGTATTCTGGGTACACTCCAAAGTGAAGGTGCGGGCCAGTAGAGAGTGGCTTACCTTGTGCATCCAACCCTGTATTACCCGTCACGGCCACGGCCTCTCCCGCTATGACATCATCCACCAGGTCATCGTCTACCAACACATCATTGAGATGAAAGTAGTGGATTACGAGCCGCACTCTATGACCATGTATCTCTCGCTCCTCACTGATGAGGTTCAAGAAGTCGCCCCTCGCCTTCTCATTGTCCTTCTCATCCCTGAAGTTTTGCACGGTACACTTAACTGGGGCGTAGCAATGAACGTACTCTGCTGAGATATCAAGCCCATTATGGCCTAACCACCCATACCTCACGTACAGCTTCTGTAGATTCAGGGAGGTATTTTCCTTGCCAAAGAATTGATTGACTTTCATCTTGCCGTTGTAGTTGCGGCACACTGGTTCAAACTCCCAGTATCTTGCTAATTCACTAGCGTCTAGTGGCGTCATATTAGATGAGCGGAATGACTGCCTTGAAAAGAGCGAAGAACACTACTGTTACCGCTACACCGCCCAAAATAAAACTTCGCCACATCTCCAGTTTAGAGACACGTCCATTAACCCTAATGACCTGCGCCTTAATCTCCTTCACGTCCTCGTGCACGGCCTCTAACTTCTCACCGAGATGCTGGATGTCCTTATTGTGGAGTTCTTCTTCCATATCAAGTTAGGTAACTGTCCCGCCATTATTAACAACTACCTGCCACATGGTGCTTGACACGCACTCAAGCATCAAATAATCACCCGCATCGTCAAGCGCCACCTGCGTATTGCCTAAATCAGCGCTGCCGTTTTGAATCACATCTGCTCCAGCGCGCACGATGTTTGCGTTCTGGCCGCCGTCAGTCGTCACATAAAATGAAACAACCATGCCTTCATTACCTGACGCGGCAGGAAGTGTCACCGTATTTACTGACACCGCGCCAGTAGTAATCACAACATGTCCATCATTTTCATCCATGGTGAGATTGGTATCTGCCGCTAGTGTCTGTGAGTTAATTTGCATCCCGCCACCGTACAATCGCCCGCCGGCGCTCATGTTTATATCGGTATTTGCCGTCGTCGTGATAACCGATGCGCCACTCGTCCAGACAGCGGCATCATTAACCGAAAATTCCATCGTAGCCCCCGTTGGCACGTTAAGGTGAAGTTGGTTTGTGCCGTCAGCATCTCGACCAATCATATAGTCAGCCCCGACAACGGCCACTCCAGCCCCAAATACCAGATGGTCATCAAAACGTGCTCTTCCAGCGTCAAGCCATAATGACAACGGAGCTGTGAGCGTCACTGAACCTGCCGCAGTTACTGCGCCTGCAATGTATAACGACGCGCCCGAATCAATGGTCACTGCCGCCGCGTCAGTTACCGTAACAATTCCAATTCTGACACCAGCAATTCCAGGGCTTGACGTAACTTGTGTTGAACCAGTCACCGTCACAGTATGAGCAGGAATATCAATTAAACCATACGTCATTGACGCTGAAGTCGCGCCGATAGCCGCCGCTCCGCCAACCTGAATACCATAGGAGTTTGTTAGGGTAACATTCGCACCAGCGACATCATTAACATTATCTATTGAAAGCACGATTGAGTTCGTAATTGTCTGTGCCGCATCAGCAGAATAGGTACGAGATCGAACCCCAATGACGCTCAAGGTTGAAATCGCCGCACCGCCTCCAACAAAATTAGCAGTGTTGCTAAAGGAGAACGAAGTATCAGTGAAGATACTGTTTGCGAGATCAGTGTGTGCCCCTCCAGTGACTGCAAACGCGCCGACCGAAGGCGACCCCTCATTCTTTGCACGCTGGGTAATGCTGACACCACCAACCCCAGTTCCGACTTGCCCGAAGTACACGATTGTTGCCTCACCATCATTTCCAGCCCCATCTCCCGCACCAGGAGCACCACCCTCCAAGATAAAGTCACCACCGTTTCCACCGGCAAGCCCAGAGGCTCCCGCTGCAGCCGATCCAGCTCCCATAGTTATTGTCCACGCTCCCGCTGTGCGACCTACCCCAGTTGAAGTGCCACCGCCCTGAAATTCCCAAAATATACTATTTCCAGCTGTATCGGCAGCTGCCGCAAAGTTCGCAATCGCAGCCCCGCTCCACTTAAAAGCTGCTACTGCATTTTCTAACCAATCAATGGTAAACGCTGTGGAAGAGAAGGCAAGCCAATCACTATCACTACCAAAAACAAGTCGCTTATCATCAATCAGGGTCAATGAACCAAATCCGCCAGAAGTAGTTCCCCTAAATGACTCAACATTATTTATAGAAAAAATATGAATATCTCCAGTTGGCACATTGTACGATAGCCCAGTAACCACCCGTCCTATCTCATGATTCCCTGCCGTTAAAGCAGTGCCATCAGCCCCAAAACGAATCAGGTCATCTAATCTTGTAATTCCAGCATCAACAAAAAGCGCGTAAGAATTTGAGATCGTCATATTCGCCCCAGCAGTCGGAGCATCGGAGATGTACACAGTCGTCGCATTGGTAATAGTAAGTGCACCCCCAGCGTTTCCCACATACGTTGGCGCCTGGAACACAATTTCCCGTTGCGTTGCCAAAGGACCTGCACCCGCTGCCCATGTTTTCGTAGCTGATTGATTTAAGTTAATGCCAATCGCCTCTGTTGCGGCGGTGATTCCTGTATGAGCGGCGCCTGTGATAACGAGCGCTGATGGGGTACCCGATGTTTCCGTGCGTTCTGTAATTGTAATAAATTGATTATCAACTCCCGCTCCGCCAAATGACACAACATCCAATGCCGCATCGACGTTAATAATGTTCGTCACGTTGTCTGATTCAACCCGAAAATCAACATCAATACCATTTTCATTAAATACGGTCGTACCACCCGCAAACATCCCAATCTGCGACTGGATAACCGCTGGTCCAGGACGCACAAAAGCCACGCTCCCCGCGTTGCTTAAAACGAATCGCCCATTAGTGCCGTCGTGGCTCATGGACAGATATGATGCCTGCGTTGCGTTTAATACCGCCACAGCAGGTGCTGTTTCGCCATTAAAGAATCCCAAATCAACATTCAGGGCTGATTCATCTCCAATAACAAATACTGGCACATCAACCGCACCACCTGTTGGGAGTACCAATAAAAGTTCGTTTGCATTGGCATCAGCGGTTTCCCAGAGAAGTTGCACATTTGGCGCCGCAGGAGTATTTCCCCATGTCGCCGCCTCATCATCGTCCCAATGAACTCCAGCGCCATCAAGCGCCCCCGCGTCAGTTATCTGCACCGCATTACCTGCCGCATCCAAGTACCAAAGCTCTGTCGTATCGGCATCCCCTGCGAAAGTATACAGCCGACCAGTGGCACCAATGGTTGCTGGAGTCGCACCGCGTCGTACTAAATTAAGAGTTGGCGCCGAGATAAATGAGCTGAAAATTGACTGCCCCGTCACTGCTAACGTTGAAGAAAGTGTCACTGGGTTGGCAAATGTAGTGGTTGCGTTGACTGTTAATGTATCTCCCGCCACATCACCGAGGGTAGTGTTGCCGTTTACCACTAGATTCCCCGTCAAGGTGATGTTTCCCGTCACGGTTTCACTGACCACGGCGGTAATGGAACCAGCTATAGAGACATTCCCTGATGGGTCTACCGTAAAGAGGTTCGTGCCTGCGGAGTTTTCGACTTCAAAGATATTAGCTGTCTGACCCGCAACCCCGCGAGCAATCAATGGAATTTCACCTGTCGTGCGAGAGATAAGGATATACGGCCCTTGTCCGGTACCACCCGCTCTCCACGAATCTAGGAATTTTGCACACATATAGATTAAACTAGAATTTTATTATTTTTGTATGCTTTACTGCATTACAATGTCCACATAACGGTTGTATATTTTCAATAGAATCTGATCCACCTTTTGAAAGAGGAATGATGTGATCTTCGGTGAGTTTAATTTCTGGTTCCTGTTTTTTACACGAGGGACAAGTGAAATCATATTGTTTTTTCAGAATTTCCCATTCTCCGTATGTGTGTAAATTGTTATTTTGGCGAAGTAATTTAAGGACACGATGTCTTTTATGTTTTTGCCATATCCGTTCTTCCTTACTCATCCTACCAATCCTATCCCATTTCTTCTTTATTCCTGCCGCTATTGCTTTTCTTGTTTTTTCTGGCATTACATGACCCATCATTCTTATTCTTCTCTTTCTTATTACTTCCTCAGATTGTTTCCTTCCACGATTCGCATTTCCTATCTTACGTTTGGTCTCTTCGGTGTGTTTTTCAAGTAAAGATTTGTGTCCTTTTTTGAATGATCCTTTATTTGGCTTAACAATTCCTTTTGTTCCACGATTCCACGCGGGCAAACCTTTATTCCATGTAACATGCCCTACGACAAATCTTCCATCTCCAGCCATACGTCACGTCTCAAAGAATACTATCGCTCTCTCACCAGCGACTGTCGCGTCCACAAAAAGAAGGTTTGGATTAGTAAGCTGGAAGCTCACTGATTGATTCTGCGCCAGAGGGATATTCCCCACACCTGCAGCCGCTTGAGCATTTGCCGCAGAATTGCCAACCTTAATAATTCCTACGTTATCACGATGCGCCAAGATGACCACCTCAATACCGTCAGGAACGGGAAATGTTGTAGGTTGTTCCGCTGTGCCAGCGACGTCAATAGTCATCGTCTCTACTCGTAAGGTACTCGCATTTAACATTCTAGCCATAGAATTAAGTTACTGCTCCTCCCCTCATCTTGCGCTAACGCGCGGGTGTGAGAAGAAAAGAGGAGCGAGTAACAACTTAATAATTAAGCATTCACCGACCGCGCCACCTCGTACCATGCCGTCCCATCATGGACAAGCGTTAGGGTTGCGTCGTCAGCAAACGTCGTGTTTGCGCCGACTAAGTCAATCGTGTTAGCAGCGTGAGTGTTGTCATTGACAATCGTCACGTTGCCATCAACGAAAATGAGCGTGATGACCATCCCTGAACCGCCACCGGTAATGGTCGTGACACTGTTGCCACCGCCATCACCAGTTACCTCAACCACGTTACTTGTAGCTGCGAATGTAGCAGCTGCGACACCAAGTGTAACGGCTTGACGTGTGGTGCGTACAAAACCAGCCGAAAGCACCGCGTTGCCAGCAGTTAAGGCAAGTACCGTGGTACTAGCTGCACCAGCAATCGTGGTAACACCGTCTTCACCAACAGAAAACACTGACGCGACTGCCGTGTCATCGAAGCAGTTGAGGTAGAAACCTGTGGTCAGCGTTGCTTCAGTCAAGTCAATCTTGAGTCCAAAACCAGTCGTGATGCCTGAACCAACGATATTAACAAGACCTTCACCAGCAGATGTCATGGTTCCAGACGACGTAACCAGAAGCCCCGTGCCGGTCGTAAGCCCGTTTCCCGTGATGACTGCGAGCACTCCAGTCGCTGCCGTATTAGCTGTTAAGGTTAACAATCCAACGGTACCAACATAAGCACCAGTTGAGACAACCCGAAGACCGCCTCCTGTAGTAGACGCGCCACAGACAAGGTCAAGCACGCCGCCAGTCGCAGTGATGTTTGCCCCACCGCCAGTAAATTGCCCACACCATCCATCAGTGAGAGCGGTGCCAGAGATTCGGAGCAAGCCAGTAGACGTCGTAGCAGAGTTTGCCACGATGTTTAGAACTTCACCCGTGGTTATAACCACTCCCGTAGAGGTGAGCGACAGGATGTTTCCCGTGGTAAGCGCATCACAGACAAATTGCTCACCCGTCCCCGTGGTCATTGCCGAGTAGGTATGTTCAACGGCGACCCCATCAACTAATCCTGTTGAGGTAAATGACGCTAATCGTCCTGCGCCTGTAATGACACCGTTGCCCGTAAGCACAAAGACAACGCCAGTTGTGACACCAGTACCCGTAATCACCACCGCGCCTGTGCCCGTATAGACGCCATTCCCCATGTCAATGGAGAGCGCGCGGCCTGTTGTAATATCACCACAAAGTATGTCTACCACCCGTCCCGTTGTCAGCGAGTCAGCATCAATATCAAGAATCCCAGACGCGCCAGTGTACACACCAATATTCGTAATAGAAAGTCCCGTGCCGGTCACTGCCGCACCCATTACTACTTCAATGTTTGTGCCACCGACAAGCATGCCGGCGCCGCCACCAGTGATAAGTAACTGACTTCCTGAGGTGATGGTTGAGTTAATTGTTACAACACCCGCTGAGGTGGTTGCCGCGGCTGCCGTGATTGAGAGGCCAACGCCACTTGTCAACCCAGCCAGAGTCATGGTGATGCCGTTGCCTGATGTCAATGTCGCTGAAGTCAAGTCAATGATCGTGCCCGTAGTCAAGCCAGACGGCTCAATGGACACAAACGCGCTTGTCCCCGTCCCCGTAAAGACGCCTGAACCTTGAAAGGCGATGACATTCGCCGTGGTAGCGGTATTGTTGGTGACGCTGAATGAGGCCGCGTTATCATCGTCAGTAATGAGAAGTGAACCATCAGAAACAACCACATCGCCAGCAGTCACCGTCAGCATGTTTGACCCTTCTAACCCAGTGATGACGGCTGCTCCATCTTCTCCGACGGTAAATACATCAGCGCCGCCAGTGGTGTCAAAACACCTTAAATAAAATCCACCAACTAACGCTCCTTCTGCCAACTGAAGCGAGAGAAGCGAGCCAGTCGTCAGTGAGGTGGAACGAAGCAACGCCACGCCAGTGGACGCGCCACCAGCCCCAAAGGTTGTCACGGTGTTGTTGGTCAACCGAAGGCCTGACAGCACGTTGGAGTTGTCAATCAAATCCGTAATGCCATCAGAGACCGTAATTCCTGTGTCAGTGACCGTAAGCCCGCCAGTCGTAATCGTTGTCGCTCGGCCAAGCGTGATACCACCAGTAGAGATAGAGCCAATGTCCACCCCACCTCCCGCGTTGCCATCAACCTGAAGTGTGGCTCCCGCAGCGTTATCTGAAATTGCTGTACAGGTGATTGCTCCAGTTGAGGTCACCGACACAACAGAGATAGCCCCTCCTGCTGTCACTGACCAGTTGCCGGCGTTTCCCGTGATGTCGTCGCCTGTGCCAGAGTTAGTGATTGCGATGACTGCTCCTGCCCCGACGTTCGTTTTGTTGAGCGTTAGGAGTGCCGCGGCTGCCGATTGTGTAATTGTCCATGTCGCGGCTGTCAACGCAAAGGTCGCGTCTACCGCGTAAAGACCTTCCCACGTTGTCGCCACGCCGCCTTCTCCAGTCAAGCGCACCGTAGATGTCAATATGTTACTACTCGTCAACTAATGCTTTATTTTGTTGAGCAAAGATATATCTTTTCTACCTAAAACCATGTTTCAAATCGCTCCTGTCAGTATTAACCAAGCATTAGTTGTCAACGAGCGGAGACACCTCTTCGGGTATCTCTCACGGATTTCTTATTGTTATTGTCCGTGTTCAGACTGTTGCATACGCATTTCTGCGCTCCTCTCGCTCAGTCGTTGTCGCCGGTATCACCTTGTGAGGAACCTTGCGAGGCGTTATCTTCTTCAAGATTTTCGCCGTATATCAGAGAGGATTTTTTAACGGCAACTATCTACCGTTCCAGTACGAGAGACGGTTAGTTGAATCCACAAAGAGTCCGCGCGTTGTCGCTGTTGCTAGTGGATCAGTTCCTTCCTGGGCGTCAAAGAAATAAAATGACCCGCGCCCATCTCCTTGCGACCGTCCATTCGCGTAAAATGATTTTCCCCGTACGACGGGGAATCCATCATGAATTGCCATATCCTAGAAGTTATTTTCTCCTTTGCCAAACGGTGGGTGTTGCCACACCACCTCCCTTGACTAGGAATCAAAGGTAGCCCAGAGAAAAGGTTAATAATTGCTTCTAAGAGCATTAGGCAAGTTTAGCTCTCTGGGCAGGGGGAGGAGACTTGCCCTCCTCCCCCACTTACGGGAGCTACCACCCAGATACGTTATCTTTTTGTCCACTGATTTAAGCCAGTAGTCGGTACACTTTGATGACACGGTACACAGAGCGTTCGTCCATTTGCCAAGTTCATCCGTAATTTAGGGTATAGGGCAAATGGTTTTATATGGTCTGTGTTGAGTATCACGTTTTGTGCACCACACATCTGACATGTCCAATTATCACGCTTAAATACTGCCTTACGCCATTGTTTATACTCAAATGAGTGCCGTATTTTAGCGTAAGGTGGCGTGATTCCACCTTTCCACTTGTTATTATCTTTTCCGTATCTTACCGAGATAATTTTTGGCTTGATGCCTTTGCGTTTACAGGTCTCACTTATTCTTTTTCGGTAATCTTCAGGCAGATGTTTACTCTTCCAGTAAGCGGGATATTTTATGCCGCCCTTTCTTGCTTCCCAATAACATTGACGAGAGCAGTATTTTGTTTGGTTGTCCCATTCATTTTTTGAAGTAGTTATTTTTTTCCAAAATCTACTTCCACAAATGAGACAATCTTTGTAATGGATTCTCATATTCTTGCTAGTTAAAAATATGTTATGTGGTGGAGGGGTGGATAAACTAGCTACCCACCCCAACTTTATAATTGCCATCACCACTCCTTGAAATTGGCTATAATTAGCCGAAAATCAGGAATTATCCCCTTCCGAAATTATCCAAGGACGCGAATCATTGTGCCCCCAGGCATAAAGATGTTGCACCGTCCATTGGATCTCTTTTGTCCGATACACGACGTGTACTGGATCCAAACTAATCGGCTGTGATTCAAGGTACTGAAGGCCATACTTAGCATTCTTGTATCGCTCGTCCAGCCCAAACCAATAGGCGTTTGCCGCGTTGGTCATGTAGGGCAATGCGAGGATTTTGAATGCTGGTACTCCAGAACCATCGTTGTCGTTACCACCAGGAAGCTGTCCCTTCTTCACGGCTCCCAAGATTTCCTGGGCGCGGAAGTATGACGCTGACCCTCGGCGGAAGATGAACAAAGAAGGTTCCAAGTCCATCGGGTTGCCACGCGGGTCTACTATGAGTGACGCGGTGCGGAGTGCCGCACGATGCGCGTCGTATTCATACAATGTTGTTACTCCCCAATAAAGGGTGAGAAAACCTCTTCGGGTTTCCTTCTCGTAATTTCTTACGAGTTCAGACTATCGCTTCCACCTCTTCGGTGGTCTCTACACTTAGTCGTTGCTGCTGCAAAACTGTACCATTTAATACTTTCATTTGAAGATAATCTTTTTCTCGCTCATTGAGCGTGCCACCAGAAACTTTTCTTCCACCAGACGTGTTAGATCTTCCGTTGTTTTTATCTTCTTGAAACTTGATTCCTAGTAATGCCTGTTTTCTTTTTACCAAGAGATACGGCTCTATCTTACGTAGAAAATTCAGTGCCATCGGCCCAGAAATAATCCACTGGTAGATTGGGCGATATGATTCTTTCCTACCTTGACGATAGAGACACGTACGGCTGTTGTAGTTGAACGCACCACGAATCAATCTGATTGGCGCTTCATCACACATACCACATGTAACGCGAAGGATATGTTGCCATGTTCCACTTTTTTTGTTGAGCACCTTTGCGATAAAGATACTTCCCTCACCGTCAATGATTCCAGCAATATAGGCTAAAAAAACAGGAGTTTGCTTGCATCTGGTTGCCTTTTTTTCATAGTTGATAGGTTGCATGTGTTTGCCTATGTTGAGTTATGAATCTTCAGGGTTTCCATGAAATCAGTAGAGATTTTACATGAACTTTGAATTTTTGACTTTCGCATTGTAAAGAACAATGTTTAAGCGAAAGTGCACACCAAATCCATGTTGGTCGTCGTCCCATCGGTTACCAAGTTCCCCCAGGCAGTACCCATTTTTGTTGCTCACTTATTAAAAGTGGAGAAGGACATTTCTGCCTTCTTCTTATAGTTTCCTATAAGTTCGGACTATCGCTTCACCCTCTTGCAGGGTGTCTTCTCACTTAGTCTCTGCTACTGTAAGTCTTTGACGCCAGTATTCACGGATTTGTCTTGTAATCTTACTTGTAGGTGGTTGTCTTAATGATTGTATTGCCGTACAACCAATGAAGAGTTTCCACATTGATCAGAGAAGATTTTATTGCCTAGGGTAAATTTTCAAAGAACTTTTTGCGAAACTACTCTTTATACATAACAAGTTATAGAGTATGACGGCAGTACATATTTACCGTCTTCGCGAGTGTGAGCCGCGCTTCCAACAATTTGTTACTTTCCTTTGAAATCTTCAAACAACTCTCGTAATTGTTTTTGAAGATTGGCATCTTTTAGAAGATCGCCCCTTTGTTCAACTACTTTATCAAAGGACGTAGAAACCTCTTCGGGTCTCTATCAGCACATTTTTTACGATTATTCGTGCTGTTCAGACTATCACATCACCTTTTCAGGTGTTCTCTTGTTTAGTCGTTCACGCTGCACAGATTACTCTTGCTTGCGCCTTGTTGCCTATCGCTAGGTTTTCAAGAAAATTAAAGAGAATTTTTATTGCGCTAGGTATTAACGCAATCCCATCACCTCCAGTGGTAGCGACCGTTCTCGCCCCAGTATCGTTTTGCTGCACATAGGTAGCCGCGGTGGCCACCGATAGTCGCTCCGCAAAGTTCTGCTCACGTTTTCTGACTGCCGCTATATATAACTGCTGCGTAAAGGCCTCCAGGTCACGTGCCTGGATACCAAACTTCCATTGCTGCAATGAGAATGAAAGCAGACCGCTGTACGCTTCTTGTGTATCACAATGTTACGCTACATTTTTACTACACTTGTAGTTGTAAATGTACGGAAGTCCCGCTTCGGAGACTTCTCATGGAGTTGTATTTCCCCATGTTCAGACTGTTGCTTCACCTTTTGGCGTCATCTCGCTCAGTCGTTGTCGCTGCACGGTTTCCCTGCTTGCGAGGCGTTGGCATTTCAGCGTTCGCCGTAGATCAGAGATGATTTTACAACTCCCTACACAGTTTCCAAGAGTTGGTCAAAACCCTGTACTGGCTGCACCTCAACAATGTTGGCATTTTCAGGGTGAAAAGACACCGTCCCAAGCCCCGAGAGTGAGGAATCCCGATAGAGGTAATCCTTCACGCCCGTGCTTACGTTGACATACTTCTCAAAGTTCTTGTCATCAAGCTCAGAGCTCTTTAACCAGATCTTCTGAATCGCCTTGTTAGTGAGGTCAGCCGCCTGATCCAATAGAAAAGGCATACTGAATAGTTAATTGTTAATTATGCTGTTACTTGTTTCCCGCCAATGAACCGTCCCAGCTGAAGACGATCAGCCGCCACACCCACGTTCATTAAAATCTCAAAGATACCTGCCGTGGTGGCTGTGTCACCCTGATCGCTCTGAACCAACAGATGACTGTTAATGGAAACGCGTTCTAAGAGCTGGTTTGCCGCCGAGTCTGCTGACCCATCTGCGCGCCAAATCTGTGAATCGTTGATTGGCACACAGGAGACAGTGGCATCTGCGGCCGCTCGCGCTTGGTTAGACACCGCGAACACCGCGTTTGCCGCCTGCATCACCGCGTTATCGGTGGCGTGCTCCACGTTATTGGTTGCCATTGCTTTTTGAAGCAGCGCATTAACCACAATAGCCGCCGCAGTCTTTGGCACAGTGATCGCGCCAGCATTATCTGGCGAAACACCGCTTAATAGAATAAAAGCCATAGAAAATGAATTAAGTAATCTTCACTCCGAAATACTTTTCAATCGTTTCGTTAGACCAGCCGGTATTTCGGTAGTAATCAACTTCAGCTTGGCTTAACGCTGGTTCTTTCGGTGAGACCTTTGTCGCGCCACCCCCAGAGCCAAGAGAGGCAGTACGCTCACGTTGAAGTTTCGCCCTGACCTTGCTCTCATTCGTGTCTTTAGCTGGAGAGAGTGTCTGATGGACACGCTCCAGTACCTTTTCACGGTATTGAGTTGGGTCAGTTGGCTTCGTGTTGTAGTAGGAAAGTTCCGCGAGTAGTCGCCCACGGAGATCGCTATCAGAGTTGTACTCTGGGTGCTCCTTGAGAAAGACATCCTCCTGTTGCTTGATAATTTGGTCGTAGGAAAGCTGGGATGCCTCTTCCTTCGTCAGCAGGCCAAGTTTCTTTACGCCTTTTTTGATGAGCTCCAGGGTTGCTGGATCAAGGTCGTCCTCTTCTTCTTTCGGTTCTTGACCCTTCTTCAGCTCTTGGATAAGAGCTTTTGTCTCGCGCAGTTCCCTCGCCACCTCATCAAAGCGATACTTCGGGATAGAGATGTCCTCTTTCTTTTCTTCCTTGTCCTCCTCTTCAACGGCGGTCTCAGCTGGTTCGGTGTTGATATCGGGTTCACTCCCGCGCGAATCAGTGGTTGGTTCAGGTGACGGCTCCTGGGCGGGTTGCTCCGCCGCAATATCGTCTAACTCCTTCGCCGCTTTCGTGAGAGCAGCAGCGAAATCTTTTTCTTCATCCATATATGTCGGGTGAACCAGTCCCGTCTGGCAGGTTGGTATCACGGCCCTGACCGCGTGCTTGGTGTGAAGAGCCTGGGGGTATCCTCCAGCACCCCACGGCCCTCCACGGTTAATTAAGTTAAGAGTGCCAACGGCGCATCTTTATCGTTCATGTAAGACATAATTTGCTTCCGCACGAGTCCACACCATTCGCGTATCTTCGGGATGCCCTCGGCATGACCGATAACCTTTACCCGCAGGTCTTTCTGAATAGGGATGACCCGTGTGCAGGTAACATTCGGACAGGCAAAGTCAGCAGTTGTCTCCTTGCGGACATATTTCCCCTTTTGCCCACAGAGGCACTTATACTCAACCTCGCCTTGAAAGACCATGCTTGACGCAAACTTAGTCGGCACGTCAATCGTTAAGATATACGCGGGCTTGTCAATGCAATCCTCTACCTTAATCCCAAAACTCGGCCCGAAGAACTCCCGCACCGTATTCTCAATCTCTACCGGCACGCGAGCTGGAAAATGCGGTGTTGGTGCAATGGACTCCTTAATCACCTCTACGGGCACGGCTGCGTGTTCCATGCCAACTTCAATCTTATTTACCCGCTCGCCGAGTTCCTTGAGAGATAAGTTTAACGCTGACAGCACCTCTAAGATTTGACCCGCCTGCTTGTCAGACGTGTCTTCTGGTGACTTTTGCTTCTTAACGTATGGCATACTTTTGATATCTAAGTGAGTAATACTCTTTTATCTTATCGGGGATGTTAATCCTCGCTGTCGTCTTAATGAGCTCTCCTGACCTAACGTCTCGTGTCGTCTTGATGACGATAGGCACCTCCATGATGGCTGACTGATCAAATGCCCTGTCTTGCTGCATGGAGAGGAGTGTGTTCTGTACCTTCTCGCTTCCCACGGTAAACAGCAGTGACTCAAAGTTCTTGGCGTCCACGATGATTTCCTTCCCTTGCCAGATAAACTTATACGCCTTGCACCCACGCACCTTATCGTTCCAATTCACCTCAACAATCATGGGCTCCTCTTGTTGTGTCAGGTCAGCCACTGCGTACCTATTCCGCTGGATGTGGAGGTGGTTCATAGGACAGTCGTTCTAACTCGTCTCTAAGCGTGTTAAGACCCTTAATCCGCCCCTCCATCTCGGCGTACTGCCATAGCGTCTGAAACTCGGTCTCCTGCTTGCCGCCCTGTTCACGATACATCTTCGTCAGCTCCAGAATGATGGCCGCAATCGCCTGAAACTGTACTGACGAGGCAAATCCCCTTAATACCGTCTTATATTGCGCGTCTATCATGAGAATGGGTTTATTTTGTTAAATGCCCGTCGTAATGGACCAGGTTGCTGGGCTTGGCCGATGTCACTCTCCGGCACTACGGTCTCTGCCTCTGGTTGTTGTAACGCTTGCTTCGGGACAGCTCCTACCTCTGCCTTCTCCGCCAGCTCACCCTTGTCCAACCACGCGTCAGGCAACCACTCGTCTGGGTCTTCGTCGTTTATCTCCAGTAATCTTCGCGCGGGCTTTGATACCATCTCCGGCGGCTGGCCTAATAGTGGGATAAGGAGATTCGCAAGTTCTAACTTGTTCTGTCGCTCTAATTCTTTACTTGGCCGTAGAATTGACTCTCCCTGAATCTTCACCTCGCCTTCCCAGCGAATGAACTCTGGCGTTGCCCTGAAAAAATCTTTTTCTCTGCTTGGCGTAAACTCACCTTTTTCATCCTGTTTCACCGGTAGCCAGAACTCTCGGTACTTATTCGCATAGAACTCCCCATCTTGGATAAAGTGTAAATCAGGGTTGTTCTCTACCTCATCTAGGTAGTTGATGATCTCTTTCGGGTCGGCTATGTGTTCTACCTCTGGCTCTGAATAAATCTGCTTCATCAAATCTATCGTCAAACTTGCGTCTACCTCTAGGGCTTGCTGGATGCTAAAGAGTGGGTTTCTCAATCGTCGTAGCGCCGCCTCTCTTGCCAACCCTACCTCAAACTTGGTCTTCCCAGTTACCTCACCCATGAGGGTAGGGATAACCCCTGTCACGTCATCTATATCCTTCTTTGTCTGTTCTATCGTATTTACCGCTGCCTGGCTTGGCCCAGGAACATCAAGGAACGTAATGGCCTTTGGGTCTAATACCATCTGACCTTTCCCTGGCTTTATTACTAACTGCCCCTCGCTCCCAACCTGATCTGTCCCCGAGTAAAACCACATCTTGTAAATTGACAGGAGCAACTGGTCAGCGTTCATGTTCCGTACCCTGTCCAAGAAATTCTGGTCTTGCCGCATCATTTCAGGGAGCCCGATGCCGTAAATCGTCTGGGTGCTTCTAAGGTTCCACCACGCAAACCAGAGGGATACTCTCTTGTGTGCGTAGGGGAGCGGCTCATTGACCAACATCACCCCGCCAGGATAGACAATTTCCTCTAGTTGGTTCATCTCGTCTCCCACGGGCACCGCTAGCACCCGATAGGCATCTATCTGTTGGTTCTCATAGAAAAACACCCTATATCTCTCTACTCCTTCCTCATCAATAAACTTCCAATTCTTGAAATCTTGAAACTCGTTTTTCAGGGATTCTTTATCATAGTCCTTCACATGTACCCAATCCCGCACCGAGAGCATGTCCCCAGGCACTGCGCCCTCGTCAATAAAACAATCGTAGGGATTCAAACTCTCTCTAAATACATCGTCATACTCCACCATGTCTCGTTTTTTGTATTTCCGCAGGTCAGTCGTCGGATCATATTCCTCAAGCTCATGTATCTCCCTTGCGCGGTAACGATGATAGGTTCGTCCAATAGCAAACCCATACTTCCCAAGGTTCATAATAAACTTATGAAGCTGAATGTCTGACTTTGCTTGCTCCCAGTTGTTCTCATACAGCGCCTTCATCAGGGCGGTCGTGGCGGCGTATTTTTTTGTCCGCGGTCTTAGAATAGCAGTCGGATTCTGGTCAAACAGGAGCGCAATAGCTGTCTGTACCTTGATAAATGGATTTGGTTGGGAATTATCTACTTGCCAATCATTCTCGGACAAGACAACCCGCCTATCAGTGCGAAGATTATCTACCTTACGACTGCCCCTCAATGAATGTGGCTCATAATCCCTATCAGCACGCCGCCAGATGTCCGTGATGTTCCTGCCCTCAACATTATCCCGACTTTTCATCAGTTTACTTATCCGCTTGGTGGTAAAATTGTAATCCTCCAGCTCTTTATCCACTGGAGAATAGGTGTCTGTCATATCACCGCAATAATGTCTGTCGCTTTAATGGCCACGCAGACCTTTCCCTCAAACTCAAAGTCGTAGGGGACATACCTGTTATAGAGCACTGTTTCACCAACGTTGTATTCCTCGTTTCCAAATAAGACAGTGCCGTAGCTGAACACCTTGTCTGCCTGCGTAATCTCAGGAAGGACAATACCACTGCTGGTCTTTTCCTCTGCTGGGTTTATCACCTCAACGATAAGATAGTTGTTCTTGGGTATCATAGTTTTCTCGCGCCTGGCTCCCCAAAAGCCGAAAAGGGAGCAGGCCAAAGCCCTGGAACCAGGCGTGAATAAACTAAAAACCCAGGCGTCAGACAAGAAGGCGTAAACGCCTTGGTATCTAACGTCTGGGTCTTAATGCAAGCGAGGCAGTCCAACACATCATCGCCAACCGTGACCTTTTGTCAACTAATGAACGCTCATGAGCGGCTCAACCGCTTGTTGCTAGATTATCACCCTACTCCCACAGCGCCGACAGAATACCAGCACGCCACCGTTCATCCTGTTTGGCCTGAATGAAAGTAAGAACATCCCGCAGCGACAGTAAAGTGATTTCCACTCCTCAAGCACATTATACACCACGGGCCTAGAACTTGTAAACATGTGCATAACTTTCATATCTTGTACATGTCAAGATTAAGCCCTGTCTCACGCTCCTTTAACTCAACCAACATCTTTTCAACGTGGCTCATCAACTTAGCTGGCGTCAAGTAATTCACTGCAAAGTAACCTAACTGGTCGCACTGATGACTACTCCAATCGTGAAACGGCTCCCTAGTATACTGCCCCCTGTCCTCGTTCCAGGTGTAGTGATAGCTCGTAATGGCATCTATGAGCTTGCTGCACCGCTCATCAACGACCAGTTGGTTAGTGATAAGTTTTCTTGTCGCCTCTATCTTGTCTATCACGTCACTTTTCCTCGCCGTGATGTAGAGCTTGTTGCGATGCAACTCCTCAAATACCGATCTTCCCGTCAATAGATTTCGGCTCTTCCCTGACGGATCGCCGTAATGACCAGTAAACTTCTCAATCCCCAGCCCCTTGACCCACTGGATGTAGTGCTCAAGTGGCTTATCGGTATTTTCATAGCAGTTTATCAACCGCACTTCTGTGCCAAGCGGCAGCACCTGATAAACCCCAATAGCCGTGGCATCCCCAATCCCAAAGTCCCAGCTAGTGTAGGTAGCCAAGGTTGGATCGTATTCTATTCGTTTGATGCCTCCACGTTCTATCAGTTTCCCCCAGGCGTCCCCATAAACAGCCCCCCTAACGATATTTTCAAAACTGCACTCATACTCCTGATTAAACTCGTTCTCATCCATGTCCTGCCGAGCCAGCGCTAGCTCCTCTGCGGCTAGGATGTGCGTCTCACTCGCCTTTAACAGCCACCGTTCCCAGTCATTTTTGTCTATGGCCTCCTTGTAGAGCCGATAAAACTCATTCCTGCCTTTTGGCGTCCCGATCCAAATGACCCAGCCCCTTTTATCTGAAATGGCTGGCCTGATGATCTCGGTGTAGATATTGCTTGGCTGCTGGCTGTACTCGTCAAATACTACCCCATTCAGCCCCACTCCCCTCAAGCTGTCGGGGGAGTCAGCGCCCTTTAACTCTATCACGCTACGGTTGTCAAAGCGCATCAATAACTCTGCCTCGTTTGCTGCCTTGACGGCCTGTCTAGGCGCCATCGCCTTTAGCATCTCCCAGGCAATCATCTTCGCCTGCCGATACGTCGGAGCAATGTAGAAGTGCCGAGCGCTGTCATTTTTGAGAGCTTGCCGTACTAGCTCGGTCAGACACATGCTTGTTTTCCCAGACCGCCGATGCGCTACGACGATCTTGAACCTGGCTTGGGAATAATGCACCTCCAGCTGCCAAGGTCTTGCCCGCGACATGTCCAGCTCCAACTGTACCTGTCTGATCTCCATAAGCATTAAACACAACTACCGTGTATGGCTTCTCTGGCTCTAGCGGTGGTGGGTGTATCCGCTCAAATAGCTTATTCACCACGAGATCATTTCCCTCAAATAACTTCTTCAACCAGACATGCTTTCCCCCATATTTCCCCGAGGCAATAATCCGCTCATTTTCTTTGGGGTCTATCTTCCCTGTCCACGCGTTGATTAAAAAATCCTTCTCTTCAAATTGGCGCAGAATTGATTTGTTGCCGCTTCTGCCTTTTTGCCCACCCCGATTTCCTGGGTTGCCAACTCCTGGTCGTGGCATAAGTTTTTATGTTATTTTTTTCTCTAGGTTGACACATTTTTAATCAACTTGTGGTTCATCTGCCACTCTTTCCGTTTCTGGTTTTCTGTTGTCTCTAGTTGTTGTATTACCTGATAGTGCTCCAGCTTTGTTTTCCGTCCCCTTTTCACCAAAGATGCGATCATAGTTTTCTTGATAGTCCTTTGACACTGCTGGCGGATGCTTTTTGTACGACGCGAGTCCGTCTATCATAGATTTACCAATCCTTATTATCACTCTTAAACCGATCCCAAAAGGTGATCTTCTTTGCCTTCCACGCCTCGCCCTCTTTGCCCTTATACACCTGCTCAAGAAACTTTTTGCTTCTGACTACCTGTTCTACATAGAAAAGTGGGAAATACCTCATGCACCGACGACATGGAACATAAAGCAATCTCATCTTCTCTGATGGGTTATAGGGGTTCCGCCGCAACACATTACCCCAGTCGTGCTGATACTCATCACACTCTTGGACTTGTAACATACTGAACTTAATAGGAGGATGAAAAACACATCCCCCTTAAAATCCACTACGCCACTGGCGCCTCAATAGGTGCCTCTGGTTGCGCTTCTGGCGCGCCTTCTACTGGCGCTTCCTCTGGGGGGTCTTGGTGTGTCATAGAC